CCCATATTTATATGGGTGGTGGCTGAGAAGCTTTGCAACCCTACGGGATCTGCTAAGGCTCTTTTAATACCTAGCGAGAGGTTTTCCCCGCTGTGCCCACTCCGACTTGCTTAATCGGGAAGAGTGAAGCACAGCGGGGACAACGACAGGGATATGACTAACCCTGACCAAAATACGTCTGAAATAGGGTCCCCGACGGCCAGATGCGAAGGAGCACATTGTACATGTCCTGACCACTAGGAACTCCCCACAACCGTACCATTTACCCAAAGGCTTCCAAATGTACTAGGATGATCAACCATGCCTACTACGGAGCAATTGAACCTGGGTTCGCGTACTTCATAGATTATGTCGCTGTTTAATTTCAAAAACCCCCGTACCAACGGTCCCACCGTTACCCCCCTGGCGGACTTCTCCGCCAACCCCCACCTCACGATGGGGAACCAGGCAGTCGAGACCTGGTTTATTTCCATGAAGGAGATGAACAGGCTCGAACACGCCAAAACTGGCAACATCAAGAAGGGACAGGCTAAGACCTCCAAGAAAAAATCCAAAGCATCCTCCTCCAATCAAGGACGCACTCGGACTGTCCCCTTGGCCAAACGCACTCAAATGATTGGGAGTGCAGCCCACGTACGCACTCGTTCTGGTGGCAAAACGAAGCGCGTCCAGCGCACAGAGATAGTCCGCGGCGTAAGGACTAACACAGGAGCGGGCCTGGAGACCATAGAAATGGTCCAATTATCCAACCGCATCTCTGCCACCGCAATCTCCGAGTCCACAGGTTACGAAAGCTATATCGTTCTAGGAGCCAAAGCTTTCTACACCCCCGACTCCGCCACCACCCTCAAAGGCTCCATTGCTATGGCCTGGGACGCCAACCCAGGAGATGGAGCACCTGTTGACACTATCGCCATGTCTAAGTATATGGGCTTCAAGAAGGACTCGCTATACAACAAGTTCTCAGTCCGATATGCCACTACAGGTACTAAGCTTTTCACCCTCAACGAGCGATCTGTTGAGAGTGAGAAGTGGACCAATGAGGCCAACCTATGGATCATCACCAGCGGTTCTGACGACTACGACGTCTTCGCTGGGACTATCTCCGTAGAATGGGACATTCTCCTGCTCCGCCCTGAGGAACACAACACGGAGGACACAGTCCCCAGAAATATCACTTATTTCGCATCCTCCGGGCCCGTGACCCTGGATGGAACCGGCAACCCAACTGCCGTCACCTTTGACGCAGAGGTCTATAACGACCTGGGGGTAACCCAAAACGTTGCTGGAGAACTTCTCGTTCCCCCCGGCAAATACAGAGTGAAGTGCGACCTCAACTTCAACAATGGGACTAATGCCTCTGCCACCACTGACACATTCGACGCTAACTTCGTCTATAATGGATCAGCCGCGGGCTTTAATAGACAATCCGTCTATAACGGCCCCCTGGGCTCAAACGTGGCCACCACGCTCAGCACCATCTTAAACGTTGGAGCCGGAGCATTTGGAGTACTTGCAATCATCAGCTACTTCACCCAGGGCACCGCCACCACGCCCGTCGTCCAGGCTGGGTCGACCATCGCCCTCGAGTTACTTGAGGGTACCCCTGTCCATGCGTTTGACGGTTTCATCGACGCTAAGGCCCCCACTTCCGTCAGTGTGCCCATGTCCACTCGAGATTACGAGACTTGGCGATACATGATGTGGAGCCGAAAACTCCCTGTCCTTCCCAGTCATCGGAAGAAGTGGAACTTCGCCTGTAAATACACAGGGAAGACTCCTGTGGACGAGAAGAAACTCGATCCCAAAGGTTTTCCACCAAAGAAAACCAAGATGGACGAAATGCGACTCCTTCTGATGGCCATGCAAGGCATCAAAGAAGGCAAGAGCGCTATCGAGATCTTCCCCGACCCCACAGGGGCTCACGCCTCCTCCTCAGTTCAAGAGGATTCTGACGACGACGATAACTACGAAGTCGTTGGGGACGACCCTAAAATCATGGAGCTGAAGCTTCAGCTAGCCAAGCTGAAGAAAGATGCTGCCTCTGCTTAGGGATGTCGGCCTACTCATCCAAACAAGAGTAGGCCCATGAAACGTCCATTACAGTGCGAGGGCCCCCTGGGAGTATTAGCGACCCTCTGTTCAATGGAGCTACCCAGGGGGCCCAAACCCAAGCGAAGACGAAAAGACGCGGTGGCGCGCCCCCACAAACCTGAGATAGTGAGGCCACCTATCCTATCTTACCCCGAGGTCACTGGAGCTAACAGAAAACCGGCCATATGCAGGGGCCTGGACTATTTCATCTACAGGATAACGCCGGACCTCATCAAAGTTGCTGTTGACCTAGGGAAGGTCGAAAAGCAAAGAGGTCGCCCCTACATGATCAACCTCGCTGTCACAGATGGACGCAGGCTTTGCAAGTACGTAATGTTTGCCAAGAAACTCTGCACCATCAACCAAATGTCCAGCTGGTTTTTCAAGGGAAGTTCGGTCCAGCGTCTCACCTTTGAGCACGGGGCTCACTTCCCTTCCACACACGAGATTTCTCGCAGCCACAAGATTGTCCCTCTCGATTGCTACCGCATCAACTACATCGTGAAGGGACCCGGCGGGAGTCAGCGTGGTGGCAACAAACCCGGCCTCAAGAAGCAAAAACGAGCCAACACGGCCAAGAAGGTTCAGAAAAAGAACTCAGGCGAGCGCAAGCGCGCAAAACCTGAAGCCCCCTCCTCACTTCCTTCCTTGGCTGAGGAGTTCAGAGCTGAAGAGCATGAACCCCCCGTGTTGCCTATGAAGGTCCCAGTGTTCCCAAAGGACTATCTTTGCTTCTGTTCCAATTGGAAAACCTGCCCCAACCAACACTTCCACCCAAAGAAACCAAAAGAGCCCGCTCAGGCTTCCGAAGCAAAGCCGGAAAAGAAGAGTAGCGAGAAAGGCTACCGGCGGCGCATGTGGAAAAACCTCATCAAACTACCCTGTACAAACCCCGACTGTACGCATGATCACTTCTGCAGTGACAAGCGCGTCAAAACACCTGAAACTAACCCGGAAGAAATTCCGGAGACCCCCATTCTTGCTCTTCAGGTTCAAGACGAAGTCGTGGCCAAGGCACCAGCTTTACCGGCTGGAAAGGGTGTAGCTGAGAAAATCTCTGAGAAAAAGGCGGATTACCGCCTGGTGCCTGCCCACCAGATCGGAGAGAAGAAGTATCAGGCCCGGAATTATGAGATATCTTCCCCAGCCTACAAGTCCCTGGTGAAGAAGTTCCCCAACCCTCACCTGTCCCACTCCATCTCTGACGTCTGCCTGGCTTCACTTCGCAAGTCCTTCCCAGACCTCGATATCACCATCGCCCTCCAGACCGTCCTTTATCACATAGCCACAACTTATGTTTATCAGCAGGCCTTGCGGGACGAGTCCACAACTGCTCTCGTCCTCCAGAGCCACCTCCAGAAGAATGAGCAAACTGCAACCTACGTAGCCCCTTCCTCACTGGACTATCAGGATTATGTGTTGGGATTAGGGCGGAAACTGGACCACGGGCAATTTACCCGAACCTACGCGTGCGCGAGTTCACTCCCCCAGAAAATGGGTACCAACAACAATTTTGAAGTTATCAGCTCCGTTGGTTGGACCGCTCACGACGCCACAACTCCAGAACTGGGCATGTTTGCCACCACAGGCAATCCTAAGCCCAAGTTCTACAAGACAGTTTGGTTCAGAATTACGGGCCTCCATGACTTTCAGGTCCTTGACGCTAACGGCGACAACTATGTCAAAGCCATGTACCGGCTTTTCCGCTGTCGCACCCCAGTCAAGGAGCTGAGCCCCGCCCCCGGCTCTCGCCTCAGGGATGGGCCCTGCGAGCAAGAGCTGCGAACTAATCAACTGCGCCTCCTCAACCACGCTCCTTATCAACAGAGGCTGATGAACGCCGTCTCCCGCACCCCCCTTGTCATTCCCCCTGACAACGACCCAACTGGGTCTCTCGTCCGCCGATACGCCACCACATGTGTCCTATCTTGTGACGGAGCCAGGCGGGTGCTCTACCAGACTCTCCTGTTTGGGGTGCTTTACCAGATTAGCACCTACTTCTTCACCTTTCTCAACGATGCTTTTCAAGCTCGCCTCCATTACGTGGTTTATGGTTCCCTGGTTACTATCATGGGCACCTTGGCCTTCAGGCGACTCATCAAGCACAGGCTCTACTCCATCTGGTTCTGGGGCCGAACCACTTCCTTGGCCCGCATGATACACTCATACGAAGTGCCTATCCCGGTGAGGGCTGGGGAAGTTAAGTTCAAGAAGGAATTTGCCAAACCAGGCAAGCACGGCCGTCTTTTTGTAAGTTACGGCAAATCCATCCTCACCACAGGGTGGATTTTCTCCTGGTTCAAGAAAGCCTTCTGCAGTACCTACACTTTCAGGGGGGGATCTCTCCTAGGATTTGGGCAGACCGACGCCCACATCTACCCCCTCAGGTTGCAAGTTGTGAAGCAGCTTGATGAAGGCTGCACCCCCAACCTGAGTCCATCCAATGGCCTCTCAGCCAGGGCTTTCAGTGACGATATGGAGCTTCTCTGGCGGGACACTTATCGGGGCAAGCAGTTTGACATTGATATCGACATCAGTGGTTGCGACGCAGGCAATACAAGTGCGGTCTTCTACCTCCTTGGAACCCTGCTCATTCGCTTTGGCATGGCATGGTCAGCTCTGGAGCAATCCTACAAACGGCTCACCTCCAAACTCCTCTGCCGCAACCCCTCCAACGCAAGCGAGAAACTCATCATCATTCCCAAAACCATTTATCAGGGCAGTGGTTGCCCTGAAACGACGGTCGTGAACAACGTTTCCTCCACACTCATCATTTGCGCCATTCATTGCGTGATTCTGCTGAACCTTGACCTTTGGTCTAATGGTTCTGATGAGGACCGAACCGGCTTGATTAATTATGCAGCTGGATGCGTTGGCCACCAGGTGTCCGTCGACCACAGAAAGACCCCTCAGGAGCGCCAATTCCTGAAATACTCCCCATTCCAGGACCAGACAGGTTCATGGATCTTCTCACGCAACCTGGGCGCCATCCTCCGCGGCCTCGGGAGCTGTGATGGAGACGTTCAAGCACGTCATTTGGGAGCCACCAAGTCAGAATTCAGGGCCATGTCTCACGAAGAGAAAGGCGAATTATTCACCAGAGGAGTTATCACTGGTCTCAAGAATGAGCCGGGCAATTGCATTTTAGATGCTCTACGAGCCCGCTTTGGGACCTCCTCCTCTTACCTCCCCATCATATCCAACATCTTCACCCGGAACTCGCAGGACCGGAGCGGCAGCTACATCGCCACTAGTGAATTGATGCTCAGATATGGCGGAACCCACGAAGAGTGGGCTGATCTCTGTGGGGAGATCAAGGACCTGCGCTACGGCCAGCGAATCAGGTCCCCTCTAGTCACGCGCATTATGCACGTTGACTATGGAACCCCAGCTGAGTAGGCATTACGCCCCAGCCGTTTCCCAAACACCCCCCACATCAACCCCAATAAGGATAGTATCCTTTCCATTACGATGGT